ATTGTCAATTGTTACACCACCATCTGCATCTAAACTTGTGGCTGAAACAATACCAAGTGTTGAAAGTCCTGGTGAAACTAATGAACCAAATGAACCCGTTGAAGTTAAAGAACTACTAATGTTTCCAACAACATCTAATGATGCAAGTGATGCGGTATCTGTATTTTGTAAAAATGAACCTGTGTTTGTAGAAACTACATAAGATGCACTCTCTGCTTTTATAATTTGTAAATCTGAACCACTGGCAAAACTACCAGTGTTTGTTGATACTACATACGATGCACTTTCTGCTTGAATTATTTGTAAATCACTTCCACTTGCGAAACTACCGGTTTCATCTAATGTTACATATGATGCACTTTCTGCTTGAATTATTTGTAAATCTGAACCACTAGCAAAACTACCAGTTTCTGACTCTACCACATAAGAAGAACTTTCTGCTAATATTTGATGTAAATCACTACCACTTGCAAAAGCACTAGTATCTGTCGAAACATTTGATAATCCAGAACCATCTCCTTTTAGTAAACCAAATGAAGCTGTTGAAACTATTGAACCTGATATATCTCCGTCTGATAATATCACATCACCAGTTGTTAATGTTATACTTCCGGTATTCATTGTTAAAGAACCTGTTAGTTCTATTGAACCGGTAAAAATGTGTGTGTCGTCTATTGTGTCACCAAATTGATTTGAACCTGATGAATAAATAATTGATGATGATACTAATTCTGTTTTAAATTCTCTTGCGATAACTGAACCTGATGTAGTGATGTTTCCACTTACAAATAAGTTATCAGTAATACCAACGGCTCCGAGTGAGGCCGTATCTACATTCTGTAAAAATGATGAAGTTAGTGCTTGAATTTGTGATACATCTGAACCAGTTGCAAGAGCACTGGTGTCGGTTGTTACATTTGTTAATTGTGCTCCATCTCCAATAAAAACACCAAAAGATGCTGTTGAATTTATTGAACCGCTTATACCACCACCAAGTGTTATGTCGTCACTTCCGGATAATAATCCTAAATAAGAACCACTAATTGCTTCTGGGTCTGCAACATTTTCTAAATCACTTCCGTCTCCGAATATTTTACCAAATGAACCCGTTGAAGTAATAGAACCTGTAATATCACTAACTAATGTTACTTTACCTAATGAACCGGTATCGGCATCTACTAAATATGATGCACTTTCCGCAAGTAATTGTTGAATATCAGAACCTGATGCAAATGAACCAGTGTTTGTTGATACTACATAAGATGCACTTTCCGCGAGTAGTTGTTGAATATCAGAACCTGATGCAAATGAACCGGTTTCTGCTTCTGTTAAGTTTGTTAAATTACTACCACTTGCTATCAAGAAACCAATAGATGAAGTTCCTGCTGTTGTAATTCTGTCAAATGATGATGTTGAACCTAATGATGATGATAAACTACCACCATAGTTTATATCGTCCATTACATTGGTAGAGCCTGATATGTGTTGTGAACCCGATAACTTTAAAGAACCGGTTATTGTTGCATCCGTGGTTAGAACGCTTTGAATGGTATCATCACTCGAACTTGAGCGATGTAAATAGATTTTACCATCAGTAGTATTTACTGCTAATTCACCTAATTCTAAAGATGATGTTTGCGGTGTTTTACCAACGACGGCACTTCGTTTTAATTTTATTACTTGAGCCATATGGTTTTATTTATTTTATATATAAAATTAACTATATTTATAGTCAGTAATAAATATAAGAAAGTTGAAAAGTTGGGTATTTTATTTAATAACTTCCACCATCAATTTCGTCAGAAATTACCCAATCACTTCCATCATATTGAACTAATTGTCCACTTGCTGAAGCGGCTGGAACTAAATCAACGGTTTTATTTGTGTGATTTACAAAAACTAAACTATGACTTACTGGTGAAGTATAATTTAAAGTTAAGTCGTTTCCTACGGCTAATGTAGAACCTGACACTTGTAAACCATTTTGTGCATCTATTCTACCGGTTGAATCTAACTTACCATTTATGATAAGATTTTGGTCATTTAAATCTAATAAATCTGTATCCGAGTCTATACCGATATTTGCTCCGTCATTGATAACAATACTACCATTTAAGGTGAAAGT